CAATATGATTTGCTGCATATTCATCAAATCCGGCGTAAATCAGCTCGTTTTTACAGTCCGGCATCGTACAAGTTGTATCTTCTAAAAGATCATGTCCGAGTGCCATAGCAATAATTGTTTCGCTATCAGTGACTTTTGAAACGAGTTCTGCAACGCTGAGCAAATGATTGACGTATGGCTCTCCTGTGTATTTTCTTTTCTGTCCGGCGTGGTATCTGCTTACAACGGCAAAAAATTTTTCTAATATAGGCGTGAGTTTCATATTCATTTCCTCCCATTTTTTAACCATTCCACCGCCTTATTGCTGTCGGCTTCCACAACTTCAACAACGGGTTTTAAATTGGCTTTTTTGTTTCTTTGAATTACTGTTTTTAGCTCAGACTTGCTTTGGTCTGATGCTGATTGATTGTCTTTTAAAAGACCTTTAGAACGTTGGCCGATTACTTCATTTATAACCGCCCTTTCTGTTTCAATTTCGTGTTGCCTCTTGTCAGACTTGGCTTGATTGTCGGATTTGTAAATGTAAACCAGCAATCCGATAATGCAAAGTATGCATAATAAAAGTCCGATTCGCTCCCAGTTCTTCCTGGATAATTTGTCTGTTGTTTGTGTCATTTTAAAACCTACTTTCTATGTGATTAATTGTTATGCTGTCTCCTTTTTCTAATTTAACGTATTTTTCCATTACGTCAATTATCATTTCTTCTGTTAATACAAAAGTTTTGTCTGGCTGATCTTCATATTGTTCATCGGACATTTCTTCATTATCGAAAATGTAAATTATTTTTAAACTCATAATAATAAGTGTTTTAAATTAACCCCGTCCATCAACTCTTGAAATTACCACATTTCGACCGTTATTAAGGTTAAATCGTGGACGGGGTGTTTGGGTTATAAATATCCTAGTACTCGGGCAGTTTCTTGAATATCGACCATATCCTCATTTGAGTAACCCCAATGCGAACAATATAAACCGCCATGTCCGTGATTATGATTTGACGGATCACCATTGCTGATATAATCTTTGAAATCTTTTGTTAGGGCCCAAAGCGTGCCGCCGTGATGCCAACCTTTTGGCGGATAACCGTTTTTGGTTGATAAACACATTTCGGTTTCGTTGTATTCATTGAACATATAGAGCCGACCGTTTCGTAAAAATATCTTCGCGACACGGCCATCACGCGCAAAAAACTTTCTGCCACGCTTTGCAATTTCCTGAATTATTTCATTCACAATATCAATCCGATTTTGTTGAGTAAGTCCTGGGAGTAATTTGCTTTTATTTTTTATCGACAAATCATCATCTGCCAATACTCTGTTTTTTAAACTTTTCATAATCTTCTAATTTAATTTGTTTATAAAATACCCGAATTAACGGGCGGTTAGTCTAGGGTTATTGGTTGGTTTAAAAATTCATCGACTAACGATTTTTCCCATTTACCGGATACCTGGACTTCTTTAAGTATACGCTCACGTTCTTTTTTGATTTGCTCGGTTGCGTATTCTTTAATCAATTCCGCACAATCTATCGTTATTTGATGCCATGTTCTTGAATCTTCACTAGTGCCAATAATTTCTTTTGCAATTTCCAATGGTGTCATACTTATTTAATTTAAAAATTTATAACCTTTTTTAACGGCTTTCGCTTCTTTTTCGGTATCGAAAAATATTTGTGATTTAGATATGGTTCCATAAGAATTAAAGCTAACTTCCACACCCCAGCACCCCGACCATTTTTGAAAAAACGGCATTGATAACACTTCTAAAACGTAACAATCTACTAAGTTCATATCTATTTAATTTTACTCTTTTTGGGAGTGGTTAGTCGTTTATTGAAAATCGAAGTGATTCTTTACACTCACCTGATCGATCTTTTACGGAATTGTATATTTTTGTTGCTACGTCGATATCGCCGCAAACCATATGAAAAGGCAAGTCAAAACAATGCCATTTTCCTTTTATAATATTGCTTGCGTTCGCCTGATGATTCTTATTCATGAATTCACGAATATCATCTGGAAAATTAATTCCTAATCTTTCTTCAATCTGTTTAACAGACAGGTTTCCTAACATCATAATTTCTAATTTTAGTTTATCGTGTAATGTTCCTTAAAGTTGATTAATCCGATATTGGAAACCATCTAATAATTTTGTTATCTATTTGATAATCTCCGATGTCGTACCAATCTTCAAATGCGGAACCATCCATAAATCCCTCGCAAAAATGTGCTAAGTGCAAAGTGCCTGATTCGTCTTGCGCCACGACTTGATCGCTGTTTTTGCCGTCCCAATGACCTGTTCTGTAAGCAGTAGGTTTTCTTTCTTTAGTGTAAATCCATTCCATAACTACAATTTTAAAGTTGATTTTTCTATGTACTCCGATTCTGAATAGTGGTGTAATACCGTTTTGGTTTGTTTCATAATTTCATTTTTCTAATTCTGTCAAACAACTCTTTTATTTGGTTTTCTCCATCAACACTCCATGACGTTGTTTTTAAAACAAAATATCCGTCACCGTCGTTATCAATTCCTAAAGAGCTATTAAACTCAATTTCAATTATCTCAATGTCGTTTTCAGAATCATTACAATTTGGTTCCTGATAAAACTCAAAACTACACTTTACAAGTTTTGGTTTTTCATCGGTGTTTTCTTCTTGTGTGTTCATTGCTTAAGGTTTTTCATTGGTTTCTGATAGTGAGGCGAGAACGCTGTTTGATAATCTCCAAGCCATTTCCGCAAAAGACCTTAATTCATCATCAGTCAAGAACGGATCGGCTGATTTATTTATGTGCTCCAAAGCCGTTTTCATTTCCTCGAATTGGGTTAAGCGGGTTTTTAACCAGTCTTTGTAATTGTCAAGGTCGTAATGCTTATCAGTTTCTCCGACCGTTTGCGGATTGTCTTTTCTAAATTCTTTTTCGTATTTGAACATAATCTTATTTTTTATTTGTTAACTGTGTGGTTGGATGTTACAACCGCCCAGCCTCTTGAAATTAGTTCTTCTGTAGATAGTCCGTTGAAATCTATCAGATAACCTAATTCTCTTGCCTTGTCTGTAAATTGAGAAGGCAAAGACCAAAGCATGTTTACTTGTGAATAGTTTGAAACCACTTCTTTTACCAAATCTTTTGAGTTTTCCTGAATTACTTTTTGTAAGCTGACAACACGACCCAACCTAACAGATAATTGTTCTGCATCTTCATCAGATATATCAGAAAGGGATTTTAATTTTAATACGCCATTGATTACAAGATGAAATATTTTAAATGTGTTCGCGTCAATTGTACAAGGTTGATCTTGTTCGGGCAAATAACTTGATTTTACCTTCTGCCCCCAATACTGCGCAAAAAACTTTGCTTTATTCTCTAAATTATCTTCCATATCCCCTATAATTTTTGTGATGCCAAAGCATCGGTTAACTGAATTTTTAAATCGTAAACATCATTTTCTAATCGATCCACATTTTCCGACTCTTCGATTCCCCAATCTCGTAATTTGTCATTGCAATCCCTTAGTTTTTCTAAAATATCAGGAACGTCTGATAAATTTGACGAAATGTCATAGAGCACATCGTCTTCATCAGATTCAATCGAAATCTCTTTCCTACGTAAATCAACGTTTTTAATAACCGATTCTATAATCCTAATTGCTTTATCTATATCTGGGCAAGTGTGTCTTATTGGTTCTCTGTTGTGTCCCATATCCCTTTATTTAAGTTGTTTATCCCGGAGTTCTCTAACCTCATTCATGTGTTTAATTTGTCTGTCAATATCAGCACGACATTTTTCCAGCATTGATATTGAATCGGCAAATTCTTTATCAGTCCAATTTTTCACTTTCTTTAAATCATCAACTCTTAAAACAAAATGAATATTACATCTTGAGTCAAAGTTTGCGCTTTTGTAAAACTTAGTTTCCGTTTTCATTTGCTTTCAGTTAAAAGTTTTTTAACCGCATTTTCACAAAGGCTTTTACGTGAACGGTTTTCTTTTTTTGCCAATTCATTTAGCTTTTTTGCTTCTTCTTCAGAAACACGAATTTCAATTCTTACCATTTTATTTCGTTTTAATGTTACAGCAATATTACGTAAAATAATCGTATGTTTTACGTAGCAATAAAACTTTAACAAAAAACGCCCCAATTAAGGAGCGTTTGTAAGAATAGTAGTGTGTTGTTTATGCAGAATGCTTGTAGTATGCTTTTTTGAGTTTTACATCGTAAGGAACTGTGCCATTTTCGATAGCAAAATCCTTATATCCTGATCCGTTGTAGTATGTTGCAATCAAATGAAAGTTTAGGTTTTTAACGGCCGCTAACAGTCTTTTATCGGTCATTATGAATTTAACCATACAAATCAATTGGTTTTTTTCTGACTCTTTGCAGAACTCCCACATTTCTTGTACTGAAGAAAAACCAAGTCGCTTCCAATGCAATCCCATTATTTGTGGCCCGCCAATAGAAGTAGCTTCCATTGCTGATTCTTTATCAATCCCGGCAGCGGAATTAAAAGCAAGCCACTCCTTTGACTGAGTTTCGACTTTGTTAACAATCCATAAAGATCCTGGAGCGCTTTTATGCCAATCAACGAAAAGCCTTTTAAACCAAAGAGGTTCAAATTGTATTATTATTCTACCATCGGCGCCAAAGCAAATACCTGAACTTTCAACTTCCCAAAACATTTTTAAAGCGGCATATTTAAATCCGAATTGTTTTGCTACTTCTAAGAATTGTGAATTGTTAAGTTTCATCTGTTTCTCCTTTTTCTAATAAAATCCTGAATTACACCAACGGCTATAAATATAAAAACCACGAAGCCGATTAATGCAAATATACAAATTGGTATGAAATATGATAGTGTGATTTGGATCATTTAATAGCCTCCATTCTTTTCACTTCTGTCGCCTGTACGCTTTTAGAGTATTCGTTTAAAGCTTTATTTATAGCCAATAAACATTCATTTGTAGATTTCTGGCTTTGACTTATTGTGTTGTCGTATGTAGTTTTTTTAGGCGGTAACTTGACGTTATTCTCCAAGCTCTTATTGCTGGATAAAAGTAAAAACATACAAATGAATAATGATATTTTATTTTTCATTTCGCCTTTGAATAGATTTTTCAAAACTCGCCCGGCTGCTGTCGCTATGCTTAGTGGAACTTTCCGCAAAGTTTATAAGTTTTGTTGTCACCACAACAACAACGCAGTCTTTAGTTTTTAGTGCTTTTTTCAAATCTTTATTTTCTTTATGTGCGTCCGTAACTTGCGCTTGTAATGATTGTATAAGGCTGTTTCTATCGTAGAAATACATAAAGCCAAATAAAGCCATTACGCAAAGAAGAACGACCATTGTCTTTTCTGAATCTCGTAGCTTAGCCCAACTTAAAGCAAATGCGCCAGCTTCGTTTGGATCCATATATTCAAAGGTATGTTAATTGTCAAATAGAAATGTTACACGATTTCCACTTCGATGTTGTTGATTTGGGATTGTTCGGTTGGCGTTGGGTGATAGTCGTTAGAGTTCATCGATGTCGAATTTAATGATATCGCCAAATATAATGTCGTCTTTCATATCAATTATTTTTATTTTGTTGTGTAATCTGTTCTGAAATAATCTGGTCTTTTGTCGCTGCGCCCTGGCTGTTTCCAAAGTAGTAGCTTAACGGAATTTGCATTGCCGCTACAATGGCGATTATAATCTGCGGATCAGGCTTGTACAGCGCAATCAAACAGTAAAAAAAATACGCAAATGATAGTACAACTACCAAGAGCGCAAGCAAGGGTTTTATAACGTCTTTAAGGGTATTCATTTCCCAAATTTTAAAGTTAAAAGCAAAGATATAAAACTACCCAATACACCGCCATAAAATCCCCAACGAATATCAGACCAATCGAAAATCTGATATCCTTGTTCTTTAAATGTTTTTTCATCCCAATATTGTTCCCGGGCTGCATTTGGAAACCAGCCGAAAATAAAAGAAACGGTAAATACAATGCAAACGTAGTCGAACCAAAACAAATTGTAGAAATCCTGCCAATCAATAAAGAAATACATTACAATAGCACATATAAGGGCGGTAATTGCAAAGTGCAGGTGTTTGTTGTCGTGAATCCATGCGGCTAATCCACCAGGCTTTACCAAGTGCATTAAATCGGTCGTACTGAAGAAAGCGTTTATGAACTTTTTCATAAGTTTTCCAGATTAGCGTTTTGCAATCCTGTCAAAGTGTTTTTAGCATTATCAATGCAGTCGCCTCGGTTTTTGAAACTTTCGGTACTGGCATCGAGTATTTTGCCGTTGTTTTTTGATTTCAAACGCCAACGCCATTGACCACGCCAGTTTTTATAAAGCTGAAATATTGTCGTCCTTTCCATAAGTAAAGTGTTTAGATTGTAAATGTAATAAAAAAATCCTTACTCGGTTAAAAGTAAGGATTCTAAACAACCCCTCACAATCCCGCAATTTTTATCTCGCAGTTAAGCCGGACTAAGTTGTTTTACAATTCTTAAAAAATATTTATTATGAAAGTGTAAATGTAGGGAAAATTATTTTACAACCGCCCAGCCTCTTGAAATAAGTTCTTCTGTTGATAGTCCCATCCACGGAAGTAAATAGCCTTTTGAGCGTAGGAAGTCGATTAATTCAATGCTTCCAGACCAAAGACCGTGTTCGTTATATTTTTTTGAATTTACAAGGCATCGAATTATTTGCTTAGCTCTAAAAATCATTTTATCGTCAAGTGATCTGTCGTTTTCTGAAAATGCAGAATAATAAATAGTAGAAATTTCAATCGCATCTTCATCAGATATATCAGAAAGGGATTTTAATCTTAAAACTCCGTTTATTACAAGATGAAATATCTTAAATGTGTTTGCGTCAATTGTACAAGGCTCATTCTGTTCGGGCAAATAACTTGATTTCACTTTCTGTCCCCAATACTGCGCAAAAAACTTTGCTTTGTTTTCAATGTTGTTTTCCATAATATTTTAAATAGAAAAAGGCGCAGAATCCTCGACAGAAACTACGCCTTTTATCCAATTAGAGTAAGTAATTATCTAATTTTAACCGTGAGTGTCGAGCCAAGCGGTATCGCAAACATACAAATTATTTTGGAATCTCAACCAACAAACTGTTACTTTTTTCAGTTCGCCAACCGTCTGAGTTTTTTCCTTTCACAACGTATATCACGCTGCCTTTGAGTTTATCGGCCGCATTGAATGTTATGGTTATAAATGTGTTTGCGGTCTTTGTAAGATAATTTTCGCACGATGAACCTGCTTTTTCTGAATTATCACACGTCGGGTTTCTGTAAAGTGAATATTCGGTAACGGGAAAATTAACCGGAATACTCCATTGTAATTTAACCGATGTTTTGGTAAGCGATCCGGGAACAATTGATAAAACCGGTGCGTTGCTTACTTTTGGAACTGGCGGCACAAATGTAACTTTTACTTTTTGTTGCGCCCTACCGCCTTTGCCGTCCGTTACTGTAAGCATGAAATTACAGACCCGTGAAATTGTTGGGTAAACGTTCCATTTGTCACGCAAATAAAAGTTCCGGTAATTCAGTTTTGAAGGCAACACGCTTGCGAACATTGATCCGGAAAAGTTTGTAGATTTCGGGATTGTATTAGCTATTACCGTTGGATCTATTTCGTCCCATTGGTAATATAATTCGTCACCATCCGGATCAGTAGCGATTGCCGACAATGAAAATGGCGTATCGAATTCAACGACTCTATCAATAGAGCTTGTGATAATCGGGTTGCGATTACCTGTATTGATGCTGCCTAAAGATGTTTTTGATGCTAAAGTCTGGGCAATTTGGTCAATCGATCGACCGTGAAAAAACGGATAGGAATGTGCCTGTAAATTATAATTTGCTCCGGCAATTCCTGCGTAACTCATAGCCGTGCATCCGCTGCCAGATTCCATATTTGCCACGCCAACACCTTTGTAACTGAAAGTGTGGGTTGCGCCCAATTGGTGACCAATTTCATGAACAACAACATCGGTAAAGAAATATGGGTCGTTCATATTTGGTGTTGCAGAATAAGCGGAACCCTTCAAAGTTGGATTTGTAACCGTTCCGATACCGCCAGCATTGCCGCCAACTCCAATAGTCAAAACGTGTCCGAGGTCATAGTTTCCAGAACCGATCACTTTGTCAATAAATACCTGGCTTTGTCCTATCCATTTGTCTTGTGTTGTAAACGGGTCGTCAGAGTTCATACAAAGCAGCTTTTCATTTCCGACTACCAATTGACCAATTACACCGTTATTGGCTCTTAATTGCTTGTTTACGACGGTCATTAATGTATTTAAATACGCAAGTCCTTTCGCCTGTGTTAAGCCGATTTGCTTCATGCCTTCAAAATTGATAGCGATTGCCATTCTGACAACGGTTATATCACCTCTAACAGCTGCAACTTTACTCATGTTTTCCTTAAAGTTATTCGGATCCCAATCTGTAAACCGATTATTTGCCCGATCAGTTAAATCAGATATAACCCGCCTTTCCTCAACATCGCAGGAAAACTGCCTTTTGCTTTCAACCCGCCCTATCTTATAACCATTGCCTGTTGGCTGTACAAACGTTTGTAGGGAATCCGTAATTGTTGCCTCAACGCCTTCTTTTGAAACTGCAATGCTAATCGAACGCCCGTCTTTGTCAAATCCGTGAAAACTCCGAAGTCCGTATTTCTTTGCAATCTTATCATCAGCAAAGTTGAAGTCTTCAATAAGTGCGTACTGCGATAAATTTCCGGATGCGTCGGGAACGGTTGCTTTTTTAGCGTTCAGTTGTTTTGTGAACGCTGGTATATTAAGTCCGTAACTCGGTTCGCCTGCTTTGGATTGTTGTTTTGTCCATTGGGCGAAAGTAAGGATTGGGAAAAGTAGGAGGATAATTAGTTTTTTCATTGGTTAATTATTTATTTAATATTCGTATTGCTTTTTCCGCGCATATCTTAGTAAGTCCGTAGCCTATATCAGCGCAATCATTATGATTTATATTGTTTGATGTTTGGACAAAATTATACTTTTGCTCTGGCAACATATCTGAATCATCATCTAAAATAACATATGATTCTATATTAGAGTTATTCTCTAACCAATGTTTAATTTCTTCACCTCTAACGACTTCTTTTTCTCCGAATAATTCATAATATTCAGGATTAAAATAACCAATTGTTCTGCCTATTATTTCTCCAGGTAGTCCCCTGTTTTTCCATAAGTCTATTAAAAACTGGTCGCCTCTATATCTCCAAGTACTGCTGATTACAATTTTAGCCTTAGTACAAGCAATTATAAAGCTTAGGTTATTTACAAATCTTTCTGTAAATATTTGACCAAATTCGTCACGGTTTTTAGAGGGTACATTTAAAACGCCGTCAATGTCCAAAAATATAACCTTCATATTTCCAAGTATTTAATTAATCATCAAATGTAAATAAAAAATCCCGACTGTTAGGACGGGATTATGTCAGAAAATAAATTTACGCTTTCTTCTTTTACAGATTTATTACTTATTAATGAGTTAAAACCGTCATTGATACTGTTAAACTTTTGAATATATGTTGATTCGATTTTAAAAACTTCTGAATCTGGGATGTTGCTCGGTAAAACATCCAATACCTCAAAAGACCAATCGCTTAATTTTGTTTGTCGTAAATAAATTCCGAATGGACTTACGGAATGCTGTAAATGATTCCACCACCGAAAGAAAGGTGCGTTTCGGGTTTTACCAATATAGCATTTGTTTGTTGATTTTTCTGTGCATTTGTAAATGTAATTTGGAGAATCAGTTTTTACGTAATTCATGTCGTCTGGAATTTCTATACCGTCATTTTTTGACTTTATAAATTCCTTCATACAATAGTCATCATCGCTTTTGCAAAACAATACATCCAGACCAAACATTCTTTCGTTAAATCTCGGACGGTTTACGTAGGTGTTAGCGTGGACGTGACCACACGAGGCACATTTCCATTCCCCTTTATCAATTTGTTGCTTTTCGTAATCATAAAGAGGATACACAAGTACATAAAAGAATTGTGCTTGATCTTTTGTTTCCTTTGAATACACTTTACCGTTCGGAAAAAACTGTGGGTAACGCTCAAGCAAAATAGATTTTACTTCTGCATTATCTTTGGCTTCAATAAGTGGCTCCCTAATAATTTCAACAGTATCAAATCCTCCAGCATAATATTCATCTTTTGAAGCAATAGATTTTACAACACGTATCATTGCTTTGAATAGTTTTTTGTTATTTTCCATTTCAGGGAAAGTATTAAACCGAAAAAACCCGCAACACTCGAATGCTACGGGTTTTCCCTATCAAATTAAATAGTTTGATAATTGACTGTTAGACGTTTCGAGCCGATAAAACAGTACGCAAACATAAACATTATTTCACACTTCCAACCACTTTTCCCAATTAATTATAAAATAAAAAAATACGAACATTGCAAACAACCCCGATATAAAGTAATGAAAGCAAAGCCATTCCGCTTGTGTTTGGTCGATTATATTTTCAGTACCGTAAAGGCAATAACCCAATCTTTGCATATAAATCACGCTGCAAAATACAGCCTGTGAGATTGAAAACACATTAAATGCGAATAACGATCCAAGGGCAGCCGAAACAATTACATTCTTTTTTTGACCGTCATACTTAACAGCAATCCACGCAAGCAAATAAAGCCATTCTACCCCGTAAACAAGACCTGAAAAGTAATAGTAATACCCAAAGTGATCTAAATACAAAATAGCCACAATCCAAAGGAATATGGCTATAATATGTTTGTGCAAAACGCTCATTTAAGATGTCGGTCTTGTTGGTCTTGGATGGATTCCGGCTCTTGCCCAATCAACGGTCTGCACCAGATTTCCGGCTGCTTCTTCTGCCAAAACCATATCTAATAACTCCTGTGCTTCTGCTGGTGATTTAGGTGCTTTCGTCCTGATGATAACTATGTCCATTTGTATATAAAAATTAATTGGTTATAAATCTGATTTTAAATTGTGAATTTGGCTTGCCTTTGATCAGGCATCCCGTTCGGTCATTATGGATTATTTTAACGCTGTCTTTGCCGTCATACGCCTTTACATCAGGTATGGGATAAGAAACCGTTTGATACTTAATATAGACGTTGCCTTGTGCGTCAGATTTCATTACGATTTCCTCAACAGGAGACAATCCCATTGCGCCTTTAGCGATCAATAGGAATCCAAACAAGGCAACGAAAACAAGTATCTTTTTTCTCACTTAACAAAGATAAACAATTTTCTAAAGCAAAACCTCCTGTCCACGTCCGTATGTTACAGATGCGGTTCCGGATGTTGTGCTTCTGATCCTGACTAATGCATTTGCCGGAATAAGACCCGATAAAACAAATCTGCTAGGCTGCGTAATAGCAATGGCCACGGCAAGCGCAACACTCGATGCATTTGAAACATCAGATACCGTAATCCAGGTCGTGCCAGCATCTGTTGAATACTCCAAAAACGCATTAGCCGATGAACTTCCTGCTAGCAACGGATTTGTGCAACTTAAGTTTATTGAATAGCTCACGTTGCAATCTCTTGTTGTGGAAACTGTAAAGTTTGAGTTCAACGATCTTGATACATTGTTGGCGAATCCCTTAGCAAATGAAGCCAAAGGCGTTGGAATATTGATTACACCACCGCTATAACTTGCAGCACCTGATCCGGTTGTGGTTAGTGTAATTGCGTTCCTGGCAGCGGTATCGAATCCCGTAATGTTGCTAGGAAGCCACGCGATTGATCCAGGTAATGCAGTTCCCCACAATCCGCCATTATTTCCGTCAACAAACACGAAATTATTAGGACTTACAGATTGTGGAATTGCCAATGAAGGCAACGGCTTTGTAGAGGTCTGAGCCTGTAATGTAAAGCCAATAAAAATAAAGAGTAGTTTTTTAATCATGCGCAAAAATATTTAAAGGTTAATAATTACAAATTAAAGCATTACAAATTTAGTTCCGTTGCCATAAATTACAGCGGTTTGCCCTGATAATATAGTAACACTTGCTGACGATGTTCCGCTATCATAAATATCCGAACCGCCAGCATTAGAGTTCAAAGTAATCGTTCCAGAACCCATATTTATAATGGTGTACTGAATGCCTGTTCCGTTTGCTAGTGTCGGGAACGTGTAAGTTGCCGTTGTTCCCGTGTGGGTAACATATATTTGATTGTTTGTAATGGGTAATGCGTAAGTCGAAACTGACTGAACGACATTAAGCATTTGCAGAAATGAAATTTGCTTCTGAAGATTCCAAAAACCCTGCCTGTTGGACATGACGTTAGTAATAATAGCATTTACGCCATTATCTGTACCGATTGCATTACCTTGTATAGTGTTGCTTATTGGTAATCCCGATTGAGTCCCGTCGGCTCTTAAGAAATAAGTGTTTCCAGAGCTTCCTGTAATAGAAAGTCCGGCACTTGGTATAGTAACGGTTCCCGTAAATGTTGGTGAGGCTAAATTTGCCTTTAAAGCCAACGCATCAAATACAGCGTTCTGGCTTGGAGCAACTGTAGTCACTCCGTCAACTATTGCATCCATAACTTTACCATTCGCCACCGCATCCCTCGCAGTTGTATAAGCCGGTGCAATTCCGATTACAGGTGTTGTTGTTCCATTTGCTACTGTTGTTTCTCCTGATACGCCTGTAACGTTTGTGACGGTTCCGTTGCCTGTTCCGGCTCCAATGTAAGTTCTTGCATTTGCCGCACTCGTTTGAGTTAATACGCCACGCCCAAATGAATCAGTTGTAAGTGCTGCGATAGCCGTTAAATCTGAATCAAGTGGCTGTAATCCGTTGTTTGCCGCGTCAACGGTAAGAAACTTGGTTCCAGTCCCGTCTACGGTAAGCGAGTTCTGTTTGTTGGCTGAATTTTCTTTTAATGCAATTGCGGCATTTGTAGTTGCATCAGATTGGTTCGCTGTTGCTCCCGAAGCGATTCCTGCTAATTTGGTTTTTTCAGCCGGAGAAAGCAACCCCGCATTAGTGCCGTCCGTTAATCCAATCGTTGCACCCGCACCTGTTTGTGTGCTTGAATTTATTACTACCGCCGTAGGGGATAGAACGGCGGTTAATTCTGTTGGTGTTGAGCCGCCGCCGCCTAAGTCCGAAAGCATCGCATAGGTTTGTTCGCCTGTTTTGTCTGGATGTTGAACTACGTAGCTTTCAGAAATATTATCTGATCTTACATTAACTTTTTGACCGTCCCCACCTGAAACCGTGCCTATATATACACCTTCTGTAGCCGATAACTCTGTGGCTGTAGCGGTACCGCTGTTTGCTGTTGCGACAGATTCAGGCGAAACAACAGAGATTATTGTAGGGGTTGCCTCTAAATCCCCAACAATTATAGTATTGGTAGTTGTTGCACCATTATCTGTAACTTGCTGTAAATTATGACTACCGCCGCCAAAGCTATCTACCCAAACAGAACCATCGTAATACTGATGTTTCCCCAAAGTAACATCAATTACTTGCGTAAACATAGTAGGACTTGAAATAGCCTCTTTTTGCGTGGTTGTCATTCTCGGAATAAGCAAACCCCCTGTTGTGGAATTTATGGAAATGTCTTGATTCACATAACCGTCAATCCTACTCGTTTTAATCCCGCCTGAAAATGGAGTTTGAGCAAATCCCGAAACAGCCAATAATAGCAATAAATATTTTTTCATCTTAATAAAATCCTTCAATTGTTAATTTCATATCCACTTCTAAATCAGACCCGGTAATTGTGAGCGTTGTGTCTACTATTGAACGCTGTGACGGATAAATATGCGAACCCTGCTCAATATAGCAGCTCATAATTTTTAATCCAGCAGGAACCGTTATTGTGCCGCCGGGATAAATTTCTTCGTAATACCACGCAGTTGATGAACCGCCGCCGCCAATAGTCCCTAAATTTACCAATCCGTTACCGTCTGGTGTGTAATTCTCGTCATTTACCGTGATGCTAGTTACCGCGCCTCCTGGCGGCACGTAATCCATCATTCCTGTATATCGAATTTCAATTAGCCTGGCAAGTAACGCCTGTTTTGAGTTATACGTTTCAATTACGCCATTTCCGACCTGGATAGAAACATCGGTAAACAAATAAGGAAATCTCCTTGCTCCGGAACCGCCGTTACCTTCTTTTATCTGAAAATAATTCTGGTCAATATCAATAAAGAAGGTAAC